TCCCGGCAACTCGGGTCCCCCGCCCCCGGCCGTAGCGATTCGGACCCCCCTACCCCGTCAGGGTTTGGCCCTGGGAGGTCACCAGTTCCGGGACAGGAGGCCCAGGCCCGCAGGTGGTGCTTTGTTGCCTCGTGACTTGTTGCAGCCGAGGTGAGCGGCGGCGAGGTTGCCGTAGTCCTCGCGTAGTTCTGGGTGTGTGGACCATGGCTTGATGTGGTCCGCGCTGAATGAGTTGTCGTCGTCGTCGCCCGCGTCGTAGTCGATCGCGCCGCCGCACAGCCAGCAGTTGGGCCGGCGCTCCGCCTTGAGCGCGGCACGGTTCGCCTTTTGCTTTCGTGAGTTGCGGTACTCAGCCATTGGTTCAGGACTCCCCCCGTCAGGACTACCCCGCCCCCGGTCCAGGACTACCCCCCACCCGGTAAGCAGGACCCCCCGCCCGGTAAGGACTACCCCCCGCCCCTCAGTGACAGGACCCCCGGGCATAAAGAAAGGACCCCCGGCCCGTATGGTTCCCCAACATACGGACCGGAGGCCCTAAGTTTTGGTGGCCCTCAACCGCAGGAGCGACGGGAGTGCCACCGCTAACCAGTGTTGACCATGCCACCCCGTCCAGTCAAACGCGACACGCGCACACTATCGCTGGACGTTGCCGGCACGCCCGGCCCGCACCTCGCCGGCCACCCGGTACACGTCGGCCAGCGAGTACACCGCCCGCCCCCTGGAGTCCTTACCCCTACGCTCGAGCAACCCCCGGTGCGCCCAGCCCCTCAGTGTGGACGCCGGCACCCCCGCCGCAGTAGCAGCCGCCACCGTATCCACCAACACGACAGGCTCCGCCTCAGTGCTCACCCTTGCTCCTCTCGTTGTTCCAATCTCCGGCACCCGCAACGCTGGATGCCGCCGCCGGCCGACCGCTCGACGCCGAGGCACGGCCGGGAGTCGTGCCAGTGCCCGCACCCCGGGCAGTAGGCCGCGCCCTCGCCGATCACGGAACGCCCCCGAACGTGAAGCCGGGATCCCGGACGTAGCCCGCCGCCATGTACCCGGCCCGCAACGGGTCCCCGACCAGCCCGCCCTTGCGCCAGTTCCGGACACTCGGGGCCGCCGGGGGACGCCGCAGCTCCTCGAGGTTCACCCATGCCCGGAGCCCCAGCGAGCCCAGGCGTAGCCACGTCGTCCCGTCCCCCTGCACGATCAGGTCCGCCGGCTTACCGTCCGGACAGATCGCCCGCCCCAGACCCTCAGTGCTCACCACAGCCGGCCCGCCTCTTTGGCGTCACAGCCCGGCCGGGCGCAGACTCGAGCGACGACGATGGGCCGGCCCTCGACGGACAGCCCCACCCAGGTATTCCAGCCGTGCCAGCCGCGCCGGCAGAGCCACGCCCTCACAGGGATCACCACGGCCGGTACCTTTCCTCGTCGGCGAGCTCGAGCTCGAGGTCGGCGAGCTCCTCCGCCGTGGCCGGCTCGAGGAGCCAGTCCATGAACCGCCGCAGTAGCTCCCTCACCGTGGCACCCCCTCGAGGGCCGGCGTGAAGTAGCCCATGAACTCCATGAGCCGGGAGCACGCCGCGCAGTACGCCGCCGGTTCCGCCCGCTCCTCCGGCCACCACGGCACCCGGAACTCCCCGAACACCACGGCCGGGACCGTACCAGCGTGCGAGTCAGTCGAGCAGAGCACCGCCCGGACCTCCATGCCCGCGACGTCGGCCGGCCGCTCCGGGAACGGCTCGCGCTTGAAGCCCGGGACCGGCTCGCCGAGCAGGTTCACGCCGAGCTCGTCCTGAATGGCCTCCCAGTTCTGCCGGAAGAACGGACCGCGCAGCTCCGGCGGAGGATAGTCGTTCGCCGGATCGCGTCGGAACGCAAACCGGTTGCGGCAGAACATGCACTCCTCGCCAGGCAGGCACCCGCACGGCCGGCCGGGAGAACTCGGGGCCCCGACCAGCTTTCCGCCCTCGCCCGTCACTCCCCCACCTCCGGCTCGATGGAGTACGCCCGGACCAGCTTCTGCCCCACCAGCGCCACCGCGCCGGAGTCGAGCCGGAACGACGCGTTCCCGTCAGGCAGGACAACACCCGTCCCGACGACCTCGCCGCCCAGCATGAGCCGCAGCTCGTCGCCCTCTTGAAGCTCCGTCATGCCACTGTCTCCCTTTTCTCAACCGCGACGACAGGCAGGTGCCGGACGTCCCACGGCGCGTCACCGTGCCGCTTGAATAGTCCCTTGAAGCTCGAGGTCCAGACCGGAGCCGCCGGGTAGTCCCGATCCGCGACGGCCTCACAGCCAGGGCACGGCAGGACCTCGATGCCCGCGCCCGTTATCCCGCCGCCGACGCCCCAGCCCGGCGACCCTTTCGCGAACCGGTCAAGCCCGCACAGGGTAGGCCCCGGCGTCCCGCCGTTCGCCACCATCCGGACAAGGTGGACGTGCTTGCCCACCGGGACCGAGTTGACCAGCCCGCCCCGGGAGAATTGCAGGGACGCCAGCGCCACCACCCGGTTCATCCCAGACCACCGGCCCCGACCTCAGTGCGAACCGGGAGCTCCGCGACCAGCTCCGGCCGCTGACCGTGCCGGACCTTGAAGCTCGCCTTGCCGGCAGGGACGCAACCGAGCTCCCGCAGAGCCTCCGCAAGGTCCCCGCGCGCCTCGCCGATCAGCTCAGCTATCGGCCGTTCGGCCCGCTCAATCGGCCACTTCATCACGAAGCGGTCCAGTGTCCGGGGCCGGCCGGGCCCGCGCCCGTTCACCGTGGCCTCCGTTCGGCCGGTTCCCTCTTGGGACGTCCCCGAAACTTGTCGCCCCAGTCGCGGATTTCCTTTTGCGCCGCCCGCTCGAGCGCGATCGCCGGGTGCGGCTCCGGCTTGCCCCGCTCGTCGGCAATGATGGTGCCCTCCCGCGCGATCCTGGCCCGCGCGTCCCGGACCATGGCGACCTGCCCGCAGTACGCCTCGAGGTCCGGCCCTACGATCCGGCCCGGATCGTGATGAGCTGCCACCACCTCCGCCCAGACGGCCGCCGCGGCGTCGTCCAAGTGCGCCGGGGCCGGGAACTCCGGTGCCGGCGGATCGACCGGCGCGGCCGGTGCCTTACTGGCCCGGCGGCGAGCCGGTGCCTTGACTTGCTCAGTGCTCACAGTGCTTCCCCTTGCTTGTTAGTCGATGCCGATACGGCCCATGGACACCCCGGAGCGCGGCGACGTCGCCACGGCCGAGCCCGTAGGGTCCAGCCGGCCGAGGCCCGGCGCGCCGTGGTCCGGGTTCCAGCCCGGCTTGACGTCGTGGAACACCTCGTCGACGACGGCCTCGTAGAACGCCGCCCGGTCCGGATCGTCGGAAAAATAGAACAGTTCGAGCCGCTTGTTCTCGTTGAGGTTGGCCGTGCTCGAAATGGTGAACGTGTGGTGCTCGTTGGTTATGGTCACGAATTTGGCGTGGGTCCGAGTCGTCCGGATGCACTCCTCGCCGAATACGTCCATGAGCGTCACCGCGTAGCCCCGGGTCCCGCCCAGCGTCTTGATCGACCCGTCCAGGACTAGCCGGATGCTCCGGACGTTGCCCGTCTCGACAAACCGGTTCATAACCTCCGCGTCGTAGAGCCCGGCCGAGTAAGTGCAGATGGCCACGTCCGCCGGCCCGGACTTCTCGAGCAGGACCAGCACGCAGTCCAGCAGCGAGAAGGCCCCGTTCGTCATGACCTCGTAGTCGTGGCCCGGCTTGAACGGCTCGAGCGCGATCCGGGCCGAGTTGGTCCGGAGCATCCGGTGCCGCCGGACGCCCGGCCGCTTGCGCTCGAGGACGCGCACCCCGGCGAGGTTAGGGTCCAGGCCCGGAGCCTCGAACAGGGGCAGCTCGTCGCCGGTCCGGAATTGTTGGTCTGCCATGGTGGTGTGCTCCTTATTTCTTCCCTTGCTGACACCTCAATTATAGCCGAAAGTCTACGAAAGTTAGACGGTCCGCGCCGATAAGACGCGGACCGTCCAGCCGGTTAGAACGGCGGTTCAGAGCCCGGCCCGTTGCCCCAGCCGCCAGCGTTGGAGACGCCCGGAGTCGCCCACGGATCATCCGCCGGGAGGGAACTCGGGGCCCCGGCCGTCTGCCCGCCGCCCCAGTTACCATTGCCGGCACCTTGGCCGCCGGAGCGCGCCGTGCGCTGGACCTTGGCCTGCGCGTACCGCAGCGAGGGCCCGATCTCGTCCACCTCGAGCTCGACGACGGTGCGCTTCTCGCCCTCTTTCGTCTCATAGTTCCGAGACTTGAGCCGGCCCGACACGATCACCCGCATGCCCTTGGTCAGCGACTCCGCGACGTTCTCCGCCGCCTCCCGCCAGATGGAGCACCGGAGGAACAGAGTCTCCCCGTCTTTCCAGTCGTTGGCCTGCCGGTCAAAGGTCCGCGGCGTGCTGGCCACGGTGAAGTTTGCCACGGCCGAGCCGGACGGCGTGAACCGGAGCTCCGGGTCATTAGTCAGGTTGCCAATGACCGTGATCGTCGTTTCGCCGCTCACTTGCCGGCCGCCCGGCAGTCGTCCTTAGCCACCAGGTAGCGCGGCGACAGGCCCTGCATTTTCCCGGTCAGCGCGTCGAGCTTGGGACTCCCGGCCTCGACGCCCGCCAGATCGAACCGCGCCGCTGCCTCGAACATGCCGCCCATGACGCCCATGGCATCCCCGGAGTAGCCGAGCGCCTCGTCCGCCAGCTCGATCGCCCGCAGGCACGCGGCCGGCGTCTTTTCGACCGTGACCGTTTTCGTCTCCGTCTTGACCACCGGGGCCGGGGCCGGACTCGGGGCCGGCTCGTCCTTGCCCGAAGAACCGAGGCCGAAGCCAGCCAGCGCCACGACCACGAACCCCGTGATCAGCCCGCGCCGCTTCCACTTGCTCGACGACTCCGCCGCCGCCACCTTGCGCCCCTCGACGGCCTCCGGCCGCACGTCGTAGTTACTCATTTTGTTGCTCCGTCCAGTTCAGTTGTTGATTCCAGCAGCCGGCCCATGTAGGCCGCCTGCCCTTGTTTGGTCAGCCAGGCCGGCACCGTCAGCGCCGGAATGTCGAGCTCCCGCGCGACCATCCGTTCGACCGTGGCCCCTTTCGAGGTCCGCCAGCCCGGGAGCAGTGCCACCCCGTCAGCCTTGAGGAGCTGACCGAGCGCGGCCCGCATCCAGTCCACCCAGACCGGGTCCTCGCACGGCGGCTTGTTCTCCGCCGGATTGAGCACCTCGAAGCCAGCCCGGCGGAGCCGTGCCGCCGCCGAGTGGAACGCCGGGTAGTTGAAGCCGGGCAGGCCCGTCATGGGGCCCGCGACGTACAGCACCGGGGCCCGCTCAGTCATGGACCTCACCGCACCCGCCGCAAGGTTCCGACCGGTCCCGCTCGAGCTCGTCGGCCGTGCCCCGGAGCGCGACCGCCAGCAGTTGCGGCGACAGCCCGCGCGCCGTGATGTTGCCCTCGAGGAGGATCCCGCGCCCGCTCGTCGTCGTCGCCGTGTACGTCACGACGGCCACGACGTCGGGACCCACGGCGAGCATGCCGGAGTCCAGAGCGGCCTGCCGCTCCTCCGCGCTCACAGCCCGGCCGCCTTTTGGTCCGTCTCCGCGATCAGCCGGGCCCGTTGCCCCTGCAGGCCCTTGCGGAAGTCCTCGAAGATTTCCTGCTCGAGCGCGTCGAATGCCTCCGCGCGCTTCTCCGGCGAGGACAGCACCAGCGCCATGCCGCCGCCAGGGGTAGCGAGGGCCCGCTCGAATACCTGCCGCATAGTGTTCACCCCGGACTCGAAACCGGCCTGCACCAGTCCCGCCCCGGCGTCCACCGTCTGCGCCACACGGTCCGCCATGCTCATGCCTCCGCCCTCCGGCCCGCCCGCAGCACCACGGCGACGGCCAGCACCAGCGCCAGCACCGCCCGGCCGTCGAACCCGGGGCCCGGATGCACCAGCACCGATACCAGCAGGACCAGCAGGACCGCCGGCACCGCCAACCAAAAAACCCGTTTCATGTCTAGCTCCTTTGTTCTTCCGACTACGTTTTTTAGACGACCATGGCCGCAATAAGGGCCCAGGGCAGACCGTGGGCCCTTGTGTGGTTGGCGCGTGTTCTAGGGCTCTGCGCTCGTAGGGGCAGGCGTGAAAGCCAGCACCCCCGCCGCCTCCGTCATTGCAGGGAGCATCGACGCCGGGACAGGCTCGTCCCCGGTGTCAATTTCCACGCACACGCCGTCCTCATCAGTCCATATCGTCCGCAATGTCAGCGTCCGCCCTCGCTCCGTGATTTCTCTAACCGGACCGAGCGCGAAGCCCTCCGACACCATCGTCCAAATACTCACCTGAAAAGCTCCTGACTACTGGGTGTAGACCTCTTGCCCCCCGTCTACGTTTTATAGACTACCCTAAAAATTCCCTAGAAACACGCGCCACACGCGCACCAGTACTCACTTTGTCACCAAGGATTACTGACCATCGGCCGAGGAGTAGGCCGGAGCACTGACCCCGGCGACCGGCTCCGACCAGCCGCACCCGGGATTGCCGCACCGGATCACCATGCGCTCCGGCACCACCCACAGCGACCGGACCCCGCAGGACTCGCACAGGTCCGTCAGCGCGAACGGCCGAGGCACCTCCCCCGCCGCGAGCGCCGCCCGCCGCACAAGGTCCCACGCCCCGCGCGCCACCTCGTCACCGAGGCCCCGGTCCGCAGCGAACACCCCAGGCAGAGCGAGCGCCATGAACAGCAGGCCCGGGACGACGTTACCGGCCCCGGCCAGCACGGACCGGGACGGCCCGACGACCCCGGCCGACGTCGCGATCCGCACGCGAGGCAACAGGTCCCGGACGAACAGCGCGACCTCCTCCCGGACGTCCACGACGTCGAGCCGGAGGGGAACTCGGGGCCCCGCCGGCCCGCGAGCGCCCGGCTCGTCAGCGGCCCGGCCGGCAGGACGTCCGCCCGGATTGCTCCCGGCCGGGATATGCCCCACCAGCGAGACGTACCGTTCCGCGAGCTCCTCGAGCCGCGCCGCCGTCCGCGCCACATGGGACGCGAGCCGCTGCACCTCACCGTCCCGCCATTCCTGCTTGACGTCCACCATGGTCCCCCTACCTTTCCGACGACGACAGCGCCGCCGCAGTTTGTTCGATCAGTTCCCGGGGGTCCCGGGACGGCCCGGACTCCACAGCCCGGACCACCCCAACAACCCCGCACGCGTGCTCGTCTGCCTGCTCCTCCGTGGCCCCGTCGCCGACCGCCGACAGCCAGGCCCGGCGGAAAGCCAGATCGGCCGCGACGTCCAGCTCCACCGGAGGGGCCGGCGGAACCTTGCCGGCAAGCCGGACGCCCCGCAGCTTGCGGACCATCCGGAGGACGTCGGCCGGAGTGGCGAACCGCTCCTTCACCGCGCCCTCCCGGACCACCTGCCGGCAAGCCTCGATCGCGTCCACATACCGCACCCGGTACAGCGCGTCCGCCCAGACCGCGGCCTGACCCTCCATGGCCAGGAGGAGCCCTGCCCGGTTCAGGTAGGCCACGACGTTGACCGCCTGCTCTTGCGTCATGCTCACAGCAGCCCCCCGAAGTCGAACACCGGCTCCAGCGGCTTATCGAACCTGGACGCGATCAGGGGCAGGTACTCCGGCTGACGCTCGACGCCGATCGCCCGGAAGTTCTCGAGCGTGGCCGCCTCGAGGGTTGTCCCGGAGCCCGCGAACGGCTCGAGGACGACCCCGCCCGGAGGCGTGACCAGCCGGCACAGCCAGCGCATGAGCTCGAGCGGCTTGACCGTTGGGTGGCTGACCCCGTTGACCCGGGGCCGCTCCGAGGTTGGAGCTTTCGGCTCGTACCGGAACACCGGGAAGAATTGCGCCGGCTTTTCGTTGCTCACCCGGTCCAGCTCCTCCGCTTGCGACTCGTCGAGCACGACGTTGGCCGGCCACCGGCCGCCGACCTCGCCACCCTCCTCCCCGGTCCGGCACCCGGCCAGGTTGAAAGCACCGGTGCCGAAGTTCCCGACGTTGGCCGTTATGGAACCGATCACCGGCTTGCGCGCCACGACCACCGGCTCGAAGGACGGCTTCAGGGCAGTGCCCCAGCCGCCCGCGCTCGAGTACTCGACGTTCTTCTTGAGGGAGCCGAGGAAGTCCGCGTCCCCCTCGCCCTGCCCCCAGTCCTCCGGCCGCTCCGTCGAGCAGAGCCGTTCGACCAGCGGCAGGACCGCCGAGTCGTCGAAGCCCAGCAGGTCCCGCAGCTCGCCCCATTGCCGGAGCGACGGCACAGACGGCTGGGACCCTTGAGTGGTCCAGTGCCCGGCCATGCCGTTGGTCCCGAAGTGCTCGTCGATCCGCCGGTTAGTCCAGCCGGCCGCGTCCCGGGCCGCCTTGAGGAACCGCGTCACCTCGTAGACCTCCGGAGCCGCCCCGGACTCGGGCCGGTCCCCCGCAAGGTAGGAGTCCATGGCGGCCGAGACGTCCCGGTTCTTGGGGAACCCGGACCCGTAGAGCCACATAATCGAGTCCCGAATATCGAACCCCGCGAACCGGAGGCCGAGCGTCATAAGGTCCAGAGTCCGGGACCCGGAGAACGCCAGGCAGTGGCCGCCCGGCTTGAGCACCCGGAGGCACTCGTCCCACACGGCGACCGGCGGCACGAACGCATCCCACGGCCGGCCCATGAAGCCTCGCCCCTCCGGGATGAACTCACGGTCCCCGCCGAGCCACGCCGCCACCGTCTCCGCCACCAAGGCCGGCGTCGTGTTGCCCAGCCCATACGGCGGATCAGTGACCACCGAGTCGACCGAGTTGTCCGGCAGGTCCCGCAGGACCTCGAGGCAGTCGCCCGCGTACAGCGTGACCGACTCGTTCGAGTAGTGAGCCTCACGCATCGAAGCCACCGCCGATCGACCGGAGCGCCGGACGGCCCGCGTCCGCTGCCCGCGCCGCCGCCATTTCCCGCGCGAGAATCTCGCCCTGACGGTCTCGGGGCCCGGACGGAGCCCGGGACGGCAGAGCCTCGTCCTCCCACCGGCCCGCGTTCAGCCAGGTAGCAGGGTACGCCGTGAATTGAGCCTCCCGGTTAGGGTCCGCCGCGTACCGGCGAGCGCCCGCGATAATCTCCGAAGCGTCCGCGACCTTGAGCGCAGCCTTCCACGCCTTGAGCGCCGACACCTTGGCAGTTTTCCGAGGATAGACCGCCCAGAAATCCGCGAAATCGTCCGCGTTGAGCAAGGATGGTTCTACTGGACGGTTCAAGGACGGTTCAAGGACGGTTCTGTCTGCACACACGTTCACCCCAGCCGGTACAGGTGTGCACCCCAGAGTGTCGCCCCGTTCACCCCTAAAGCCGTTTTCGTTCACCCCAGAGCTTTTGAGGCGCACCATATTCACCCCAAAAATGTCGAGGTCGTAGACCACCGGACGACGGTTCGCCGCCAGGTGCTCGACTCCCCGCTGGTCCCCCCGGAGGATCAGGCCGAGCTCCTCGAGGGCCCGGAGCTTGTTCTGCACGGACCGCTCCGAGCACCGCGCGTACTCCGCGAGCTTGGCAACGGACGGACGCGCGCCCCGGCCATCGTCCCCGGCGTGATCCGCCAGCCCGATCAGGACAAGGTGCGAGATAGGGTCCGGGACCGGTGCCGTCTTGAGCGCCCAGACCATAGCCGAGAGACTCACGCCGCCACCCCCTCGCCGAGGGCAGACACCAGCACCGAGACGCCGGCCTCGTGGGGAAGCGCCGCGTATTGCATCGACGCCCGCAGGATGACAGCCCGCGAGTCCTCCGCCCACACGCCCGCCGTCGTCAGCGAGTCCAGGACCGCCCGGGAGAGCTTGTCGACGTCCGGCTTGACCGCGCACCACAGCGCCGGGGCCGACGCCCGCAGCGTCACCCCGTCCGCCCGATAGTGCCCCTTTGGCCGTGGCATGTAGAACGTCAGGTCCACCGCGCACGGCTCGTCGAGCTTCTCCCGGCCCTTGACGGCCTGCCGAGCGTAGTGGTCCACGACCTCGCGCCAGCTCTTGAGCTCCGCGTTGTCGTCGATCAGCACCGGGGCCCCCGTCGCCCGGTTCCGTCCGATCCGCTTAGACCCTTGAGGCAATGGCACCCCAGCGGCCCAGAAAGCGACCTGTGCCGCGCTCATGCCGTCTCCTCCATATCTCCGGCCGTCTTTTTATTCTGGACGCTCACAGCACGCCAAAGAATCGCCGCGTGGCCCATCCCCGACTTCCCGGCCGTGTCCTCGACCCGCTCGACCTCGCCGTCGCGCCACAGCTCGTTGCACCGGGTCCGGATGGAGGAGTCAGCCGCCCGCGGCCAGCCCAGCCGGACCGCGTATTTCTTGTACGCCGCGATCAGAGCGTCGTGCGTCATGCCCTCGCCGGCCTCCCGGGACGCCTCGAGGATCGCCAGGACCCGGGACCGGATCGTGGACCGGAGCCGCGGCGTCATTGTCGCCGCCGCCAGATGGGAAGTGGCCGGGTCCGTTTTCCGGACCGGGGCCGAAGTGTTCGTGCTCATTTTTTCCTTGCTCCTTTTTCGTTCTTGAATACAACCGCGGCGACAGCGACCAGCACCGCCACCAGGAGGACGGCGAGGACCGCCCCCACGATCGACAGGACGACCAGCGCCACCAACAGCTCGAAGATGCCCAGAGCCGCCTCGACCATCACGCCGCCCTCAGCATGTCCGCGAGCGCCGCCGCTGCTTGTTGAGTGACTACCCCGTTGCCGCACGCCTTGAGCTGCTCGTTCCGGCTCAGGCCAATCTCCGGCGACGTGATCCACCCGGCCGGCTGCCCCATCATCCATTCCGTGAACCGGGCCGACAGCCGTGCCGTGCCCTTGCTCGTCGGCTCCGTAGGACTCGGGGCCGGGCCCATGACCTTTTCCCACCGCCGGACCGCCGGCTCGTACTCGCCCCACTCGACGTCCGCGACCGCGACCGCGACCGTCTCGCCGAGGTTCGCAATCCCGGACTCCACCCGGGCCCGCGCCGTGGCACTCGCCCCGTATGTTTTCGCGTCCGCCGTCCGAGGAGTTGGGAGGACTTTCGCCACCCCGCGCTCCGCGTCTTGAGCGTGCGGGAACGGATCGCGCCCCGTCGTCGCCTGGTGGATCGACTGGACCACGTTGGTGAGGAACACCTGCCCAGTCCGGGCCCGCTGCTCCGCGTTTTGCCGGTTAGTTGCCTTCTCAGCCTCGTTCGCCATGATCGTTGGCAGGAGCACCAGCCGCGCCGCCACCGTTACCAGATCGTCCGAGCCGGCCCCCGGCCGGTCCGACCTGGCGAAGTCAGCGCCGGCGACACCGTGCCGCGCTTCCGGCGTCGGCAGGAGCTTGCCCCGCGCCGCCTCCTCCCGCACTTGATCCGAGAGCCGCATCGTCGCGCCCGGCCGGTCCGGATTACGGGGCCCGCCCTCAGCCTCAGCCGCGCACGGCGTCCGGAACAGCGCCTCGTCTTTCGGCGAGGACAAAGACCCGGAACCGGCCGTGCGGAGCTCCCACGTCGGCAGCTCGTAAGCCTCGCCATTGCGTGTCATACCCGAGGTCGGCCAGGCCGCCGAGTAGACGTCCAAGTGCTCGCAAAACAGGCCGTTCGTCCCCGGCGTCTCCCATACATCCCGGGCAGTATTCCAAATCGCTACTGGCTGTGGCACTGTAGGCCCCTCTCACGTTCTCCCAGACCACAAACCGTGGCTGGATAATCTCAACCGCCCGGAGGAACTCGACCGCAAGGTTCGACCGAGTGCCCTCAGTCATGCCCCGCCGCCGTCCCGCCGTGCTCAAGTCCTGGCAGGGAGTCCCGCCGGAAAGAATGTCGACCGGCGGCACCGCCGCCCAGTCGATCCGCGTCATATCGCCAAGGTTCGGCGCGTCCGGCCAGTGCGCCGCCATGATGGCACTCGGGGCCGGCTCGAACTCCGAGTACCACGACAGCTCCGCGCCGAACACCTCCTCGATAGCCCGGCCGAGCCCGCCGTACCCCGCGCAAACCTCCGCGTAGGTCAGCCGGCCGCTCATGCCTCGAGCTCGCCCGTCCCGACGTCCACCAGCGAGCCGGGAACGTAAGTCTGGACCTCCTCGTCCACCACGCGAGCGAGCGCGAGGAGAGTGGACTGCGGCAGCTCGCCGGCCAGCGCGCGGATCCCGGACTTCCGGATCATTGCCGCCCGGTCCGTCGCCCAAGGGCCCTTGTCCCCGGCGGAGCCTCGAGCCTTGCGCTTCTCGACTTGCTCGATCGTCAGGTAGGTGTGCTGAACGTCGCCGCCGGAGAGCCGCGCCACGGCCAGGACCCCGACCTCCTTGCGCCCGGCCGGATCGCCCGGCACCGGATGGAAGTCGAAGAACGGCCCGCGCTCCGAGTTGGCACCCTCGACGAAGTGGTCCCCCTCGTAGACGACCCACGCCTTGACCGCGCCGACTCCGGCGTTCCGCGCCAGCTTGACCAGCCCGCGATAGCCGACGATCGGGACGACCTGCCACGCCTTTTGGTCCTGCCCCGGGAGCTTGGCAAACCGAGGAGTCAGGTAGAACTCCCCCATGGGACCGCCGACCTCAAGGCCCAGCCGCGCCGCCGTCAGGAACGCCCCGAGGAGCGACTCGCTCGTGGACCTCTGCAGGTCCGCGTTTTGCCGGAGCTCCGTGACGGCCGTCCGCATGAATTGCTCGACCGGGACGTGCCGCGGCAAGGCTTTAGCGAACTCCGCCTCCATCGACTTCACCAGATCGAACGCCGTGGCCCGGCCCGTCTCCGCTTGCTTGCCACCGATCGCCGCCGCGAGGTCCGCGCCGTTCGCCGTTTTCGTGAGGTCCGCCATTATTCTTCTCCCTTAGCTGCTTTAGTGAGGAGCAAGTTGCCGCGCCCCTCGACGGCCGGCGAGTATTCCGCCGCAAGGTCCGGATGGTCCGCCTTGAATTTCTTTTCCTGGAACCGGCGGCTCGTGCCCTTTTTCCACGTCGCGAGGAGCTCGCCGGAGGAGTTGACAACCCCGGTGCGTTCTTTCATCGCCGTCTTGAGCTTGAAAGCCGCGAGCTCCTCCTCCTCCGCGGCCACCGCCTTGCGCCGTTTCGCGTCCGCCAGGTCAGCAATGACCTGCTCGAGGTCCGGCCCGGCAGTGATCGCGTCCGCCGCGGCGTCCGCCGGCCAGAGCTCCGCGAGCCGCCGCCGATCGCCGAACGTCGGCTCCGGCCGGAGCCCGCCCTCGACGTGATCGCGCCACCACATGCCGCCGTAGTGGATCAGCTGCCCGATGACCTCCTCCGAGCGAGGCACCCACACCGGGTCCGCGAGTTGCTGACCGCCGACCAGGCACGTGACCCACGCCCCGGGAAGCTCAGTAACCGCCAGTTGTTGCTGGACCTGCACCTGAATCCGCGCCGGAGGAATCCCGTCGACCCAGTGCGCCCGGTAGGCAAGGACCGACGTCGTCTTGACCTCGAGGAGGGACCGGACCGGGCCCGTCGTCCCGCGATCGACCAACAGCCGGTCCACCGTCGCGAGCATCCACGGATGGTCCTTGTGCGCCAGCAGGCCCGGCGTCGGCATGATCTTGCCCAAGTGCCGGTGCTTCTTGACCGTCTGGACCGCGACCGGATGCTCTAGGACGTTGCCCCAGTGCGCCGCCTCCGAAGTGTCCGAATCATCCGGCGGCACCGTGCTCGTCTTTTCCTGCCATACCTGCAACGGCGTCGACCAGTCGTTGAGGCCGAGAATCGTGGCCGTGTCCGAGGCACCGAGCCCGGACCGTCGCGCCTTGAGCCACAGGCCCCGGTTCCGCCGATAGTCCGCGGCCGACAGCACAAGCCGCCCGCCCAGGCCCTCCGGCATCAGTGTTTCCGTCATGCTTGCTCCTTGTTTTCGTTGCGTAGTTGTTCGATAAGTGCCTCGACGTCGCGGACGTCATACCGGTACGCCCGGCCGATCCGGACCCCGCGCAGTTCGCCCCGCAGCCGGAGCCGCGCCACCGTTTTCGGACTCGGGGCCCGCAGGATGCCGGCGACCTCCTCCGCAGTGAGGAGCGAGGCAGGGACCACCCAGCCGGACACGTCAGGACCCGACCAGTTCCGCGCCGTCCTTGTGGACGAACAGCGAGCCGACCGGCACGCCCAGCGCCGCCGCGATCCGCTCCGCCTTTTTCAGCTCGACGCCGCCGACCCCTTTGGCGAGGTTCGCCAACGTCTGATGGGAGACGCCGCAGGCTGCCTTGAGCCGCCAAACGCCGACCTCCTTGTCGTCCATTGCCCGCCTCAGTGCCGTAGTGAGCCCGTCCGGCCCCTCAGCTCGTCGCGGCATGATGAATACCCGCTGATCTTCCAAAGTCGTCCACTCCTCTTGTTCCGTCGTCTACTAAATCTAGACGGTTAGACCGTAACAGCACCGACGCCGCGCCGTCCAGCGAGAGTAGACATAACAGGCAACAACTACTAGACGCCGATCGTCTATAAAAGGTAGACTACGAAGTAACAGGGACCGCGAAGCCACGGACGTCCCACTCAGCAGAGAGCACCCAATGACCGAGCAAATCACCCTCGCCGAACTTATCCGCCAGCACCAGGACAAGACCGGCGACAGCTATTCCGTCATTGCCACCCGGGCCGGACTATCGAAAGCCAAGATCGGCCAGCTTGCCAGCACCGACCAGCCGCACATGCCCCGGATCGACACCATTGAGAAAGTAGCCGCCGGCCTCCGGCTGCCGCTCCGCGTCGTCCAGCAAGCGGCCATGGCCTCCGCCGGAATCCTCCCGGCCGATACTTACGACACCGACCAGCGAGTCGAGCTGATCGTCGCCGACCTCCGGGAACTGACCCCGGAGCAACTGGACACGGCCGGCCGACTCATCCAAGCACTAAGGAACGAACGCCGTGGGTAGACCCCCCCTCCCGATAGGCACATGGGGAGCCGTCCGAGTCGAACCGATCGCGGACGGCTTTAGAGCGCGTGCCCGCTTCCGCGACTACGACGGCAAGACCCGCGACGTCGAGCGGACCGCCAAGACCAAGGGTGCCGCCAGGTCCTCGCTGACAGCCGCCCTCACCGAGCGGACCGCCCCGGCCGGCGACGAAATCACCGCGTCCAGCCGCTTGCAGCTCGTCGCCGAAGTGTGGACCGCCGAGAAATGGCCGGAGCTCGCCGAGAACAGCCGCCGCCGCTACCGGGACGCCCTCGAGGACCACATTCTGCCGGCACTCGGGGCCCTGACGATCGCGGAGTGCTCCGTGACCCGGCTCGACCGGTTCCTGAAAGCGACGTCCGCCGGAACCGGGCCCGCGTCCGCCAAGGTCTGCCGGTCCGTGCTCTCCGGCGTCATGGGACTAGCGGTCCGGCACGGAGCCGCGGCGACCAACCCGGTCCGCGACGTCGCCGGGATCACCGCGACCCCCAAGGAAATCCGCGCGCTCACCCTCGACGAAATCCAGGCCGCACGCGCCGCCGTCCGGAGCTGGCAGTTCGGCGAGCCCCTCCGCGAGGGAGCGCCCCGCCGTGGCCGGCCACCGACGCAGGACCTCCTCGACATACTCGACGTCCTCCTCGCCACCGGCGTCCGCATCGGCGAGCTGCTCGCGATCCGTTGGGCCGACGTCGAGCTCGAGGCCGGAGCCGTGACCATAACCGGCACGATCGTGGCCACCGACGAAAAGCCGGCCCGGTTGATCCGCCAGGAACACCCGAAGTCCAGCACCAGCCGCCGGAGGCTCGCGCTCCCGCCGTTCGCCGTGGACGCCCTCATGCGCCGCCGGCTCGCCGTGACCGTCGCGAACGTCCACGACGTCGTTTTCCCCTCGACGAACGGGACGCTCCGCGATCCGGGAAGCGTCCGGAAGCAACTAACCAAGGTCCTCGCCCCGGCCGGACTTGGCTGGGTAACGCCGCACATTTTCCGCAAGACCGTGGCCACCGTGCTCGACTCCGCCGAGGACCTCCGGACCGCAGCCGACCAGCTAGGCCACGCCGGGACCGAAGTCACCCGCCGCCACTACGTCGAAAAGACCCACCAAGGTCCCGACGTCCGCGACACCCTGCAGGACGTTTTCGCCCCTCGCCGTGGAAAGGCCGTCCAAATTTCCCGGACGTAACGCTCGAAACCATGCACAATACACGCCTAACCGTGCTACACTTAGAGAGTCAGCAAGGCAGGAAGCACCACCGAAAGGCACACCATGAACGGCATCCAGAACACCGAAGTCCTGACCGCGAACCTCGACGACGAAATCGGCATCGAGGCCAGCGGAAGCTGGGACGCGATCGCCGACCAGGCCGGCAACCGCCCGACCCTCGCCGGCTACGTCCAGCACGACGACCGCATCGTCCTTGAGTTCACCAACGGCCGCGAGCTCACCGTCCGGCAGTGGCAGAACCAGCCGGCCGGCCAGCCGTTCGACGGCGACCTCTGGGACGTCACCCCGCTGGGCTGGAGCTAAGCCTCCGGAGGAGGGCCCCGAGTCATGGACTCGGGGCCCTTTTTCATGCGCGCCGACACCTCGCCGCAGCCGTCCAAATTTCCCAGACGAATACTCCCGAAAAGTACCCAATACACGCCTAACCGTGCTAAACTTAGAGAGTCAGCAAGGGAGAAAGGACCCCACCAAATGATCACCGTTTCAGCACTCGCCAAGGAACTCGCCAACCAGCACGGCATCAGCCAGGCCCGCGCGAAGCTCATCCTCAGCATTGCCGCCGCAGAGCTCGACATCGCCGACGCGAAGTCCTACAGCCTCCGGACCGCCGGAGAGCTCGAAGCGATCGTCGCCCGCAAGATCAGCAAGTAACCACCCAACTAGGCGGGCCCCGCCCGGGGCCCGCCACCCACACACTTTCAGGGAGCACACCATGACCGAAAACCTCGACGCCGAGATTGCCCGCCTCAAGGCCCGGACCGGCAACTGGACCAGCCACGTTGACTACGCCGACCGCATGAAGTCCGAGATCCTCGCACTTATCGCCGCCGGGACCGTGCCGGAGAGCGTCGGCAGCTTCTCCGAGCTCCACGACTACATCGACGCCAACATGCTCGCCCACGACGTCGTGCCGGCCGTTGACCTCGACGACGAAGCCGAGGCCGAAGCCCACGGCGAGGAATGGGCCCGCAAGTTCAACGCCGCCTCCGTCCTGGTGAACGAGTGGCTCCGCAACGGAGGCCACCAAGTCGTCACCGTGACCATTACGGCACGGTGGCCCCGCGCCGAGTGGCTCAAGTTCGCCGCCGACCACGATGACCTCGCCGACGTCGCCGACTCGTTCGACGCCCGCCTCAACGAAGTATTCAGCCAGAACGAGGTGCTGACCGGGGCCGAGGTCCTGACCGTCACCGCCGAGTAGGCAACGCAAAAGGGCCCCGAGTCAGAGACTCGGGGCCCTTTCCGCCACCCAGCAGGAAACACCACGCACGACCGAGCATAAGGAGTCTAGAGAAAATGAGCAAGCGCCCACAAAGCGTGACCCTCGAGGACTACGCCCGCATCCACCGCCCGGACCTCGCCGCCGCCGAAGCCGCCAAGCTGCTTGGAGTCACGCCCCGGACCATCACCCGCTACCGGGCCCGGTTAGGAGTCAGCCAGCCCAGCCACGGAGGAGCGGTCCGGCCGTCCCCGGAGCTCCTCGCCGAGATAGCCGCCAGGCTCGACGACGGCTGGCCGGTCAAGGAGGTGTGCGAGACGTTCCACGTCTGCCACAAGACCGTCACCCGGCACTTCCCCGGCCGTGCCTGGACCCGCTCGCAGATCGGCCGGCACGCCCGGCTTGTGAGCTCGTGGTGACCGGCCCGAGCCGCGAGGTCCGCCGGCAAGTGATCGCCCGGGACCTCAGCAAGTGCCAGTGGTGTGGCCGGCACGTCCGCACGGAGTCCGGCTGGTACTCACTACAGCACCGCCGGGCCCGCGGAATGGGAGGCAGCCGACGCCGGGAGACGGACCAGCCCGCGAACCTCGTTCTCGTTTGCGGCACCGGGACGACCGAGTGCCACGGATGGATCGAAGCCCAGCCGGCCCAAGCGATCGCGCGAGGATTCAGGATCGCCGCCGGAGCCAGGCCGGACCGCGTGGCCCTCGTGGACTGGACCGGCCGAGAGTGGCTCCTGAAGGACGACGGCACAAAGGAGCCGGCCCCGCCGGCAGGACTCGGGGCCGAGACGCCCCTCGCTTACTCCGAACCGCCCCTCGTTTACTCGAGGAAGCCCCTCGTTTACTCGCCAAGCGGACCCGCCGCCGCGATCCTCGCCGCCTTGAGCAGGTCAGCGGCCCCGGAACGTTTGCGGGGGGTAAACGAGGGGAACTCTCGAAAGTGAGGCAAAAGGAAAGGGCCGGAACCCCGCGTTTTCCGCGTGATTCCGGCCCTTTTGAGTTGCGGGGGCAGGATTTGAACCTGCGACCTCTGGGTTAACACGTCCACGAACCCTAGACTCCCGCAGCCACCCCGGCCCGGCCCACTCTAGACCGTGCGACCTCGCCCTTTGTCCGGCCGTCCAAGTCACCTAGACGAAACCCAAGCGCCGCAAGGGATCCCGTTTTGAACGTTTCCGGGGGGAAAGCGAGGGGAGGACAAAAGTCCAGATTTCCCAGACGATTGACCGCCAAAAGTACCCAATACACGCCTAACCGTGCTAAACTTGAGGAGTCAGCAAGGCAGGAACCACAACCACCAGGAGCACGAAAAATGGAAACCTACACCACCACCGCCGCCGGCCGGACCGTCGAACTCGAGATCGTCCAGAACGCGCCCGCCGGCTACGCCGTGAACTTCCACCAGCTCGACGAGTGCATCGGCCACATCAACTTCCACGAAGAGGGATTCGAGGCCGTGACCACCTACACCGACTCCGGCCAGGAAGTCGCGCTGGGAGTGTTCGCCGACCGTTTCGAGGCACTCGGGGCCGTCGTCGCCCACCTCGAGGCCCGCCTCGAGCGCCTCGAGGACGTCGAGGAGCTGCCGGCAGTTCAGGACCCGGCCGACGCCGCCGACCTCCTCATGGACGAGCTGGACGCCGAAGTCTACGGCGACGACTACAGCCCGGCCGCGCTCCGCGATATTTGCCGCCGCGCCGCCTACGATATGGGAATCACCGACCGCCGCGCCCACTCCGAGTTGCTCCCGGCGATCGCCCACCGCGCCGCCGATATGGTCCGAGAGGAGATGGGCCCCAAGCTCCTCGAAATGCTCAAGCAGGACACCGCCGACGAGCTCGCCGCCGCCGGATGGACGGCCGACTTCTACCGGACCGCCTACCGCCACCCGGAGCGGGACGCCCTCGCGATCAACTTCTACCCAACCCGCGTGGCCGTCTACCTCCCGAACGACGAGGAACTCAGCCTGTCCCGGAAGAACCTGACCGGGGCCCGGCTCGCCCGGATCATCACCGCCGCCACCGACTAGACCAACCCGGCCGGCCCTCGAGCAGATGGACTCGGGGGCCCGGCCACTACCTCAAGGAGCACCATTGATCCGCTACCTATCCCGCCCCGAAGTCGCCGAGCGTATCGGCGTCAAGCCGGACACCCTCAACCGGTACAAGCTGCCGGACCCGGACGCCCAGATCGGGGCCCGCCAAGTTGGCTGGCTCGAGGCCACGATCGACGAGTGGAACGCCGCGAGGCCAGGCCGCAGAGGTCCGTCCAAATGATGCCCTCCGACGTCGCCGCCGTCGTCCGCGCGTGGAATGACCCCGGGCCGGTGCCCGAGTATCACCGCGCCGCCCAACTCAAACTGTGGCAGGAGTGGCCGACACTCGCCGCCGCCGTCGAAACACTCGCAAGCAACCGCGAGATAGTAGAGTAAGACCAGCGGGACCGGCTCGAGCCGCTCCTCCCTTGCTGACACTCTGGTGGACGCTCGCCGGTCCCGCGTCAGCCACGAAAATAGGGCCCCGGCCGCATCCCTCGAGGGGAGCGGCCGGGGCCCTTTTTCTTACTCTGCAGACGGACTCGGGGGCCCGGCCGGTGCTCCGGCGTCGAGCTTGAACCGCGCCAGCCACGCATTGACGGCCGGAAGCGCCATGATCCGGGCAATAGCACCCGACAGCGCCGTGAGGACCGCAGCGGCCCCCAGGAGCCACGCCGTAACATGGTCCGGCAGGACCGTCCCGAGCTCCTCCGCGAGGATGCCCAGGACGGCAGGGCCGGCCAGCAGGACGAGGCCGAACGCCGGCACACCGACCTGCCACACGGTCCGCCAGAACGCCCGCCACGGATACTTGACCTGCGACGGCACGGCCGGAGCCGCGCCCGCTACATGCTCACCCACAATTTCCCCCTTAGTCGATAATCCGGAGCCGCTGCCCCGGGAAGATAGGAGCGTTGACGTTCAGGCCGTTGTTGGCCGCGACCGTCTCCGCGCTCATGCCGTAGTGCGCCCCGATCGCGCCCAGCGTGTCGCCAGGGTCCACGATCCAGACCAGCGGCCCAGGAATGTAGATGCGCTGGCCGACCTCGATCCGGTTAGCGTCCGGGATGCCGTTGTACGCCGCGATCTGCGCCGCAGACGGGCCGCCGTAGTGCGCCGCGATCCCGCCGAGCGTGTCGCCCCGCTCGACAACCCAGTGGATCCGGTTATCGGCCGCAGGGGCAGGAGCCGGAGCGGCCGGAGCAGGAGCGGAGGCCGGAACTACCGGAGCCGCCTGCCCGCGCTTAGCCGCCATAATCTCGTTGGCCCGCCGGTCCAGCCACGGAAGCCACTGCTCCCACACGCCCGGGCATTGAGTCGCCGTGAACTTGTTGTGAGGGTAGAGCGGCAGGCTCCCCCAGAGGAGACGCTGATCCGCGATAAGCTCCGCGACCGTCTCCCGGTCCTCCGGAGTGCACCGAGGGTTGCACTCGATGCTTATCAGGTTGTTGTTGCCCCAGCCGGAGGCCCCGTCACCTTGCGCCCAGGCCACCACGTTCGGAGACACAAGGCAAGCCACGAGGCCGGCCTCAGCCACGAAGTTGACCGAGGCGGACCGCTGCCGGGACCGCTCGAGTAGCAGGTTGACAATGTTCCAAAACGTCGGCTTGTTCTTTGGATCATCCCACCAGTGAATAGCGATGCCGAGCGGCGTCCGCTCCGGCCCGGTGAAGTCGCAGGAGTACTCCTCGTGCAGTTGGTAAGTCATAACGCGCCCCTTTCCGGGCATGAAAAAGGCCCCGGCCGGAACGACTCGGGGCCCTGCTTGCTTAGTTACGGACCGGCCACGGAGGCAGCCGCTCAGACGGCACCCCGTAGACCTCAATGAGCACGCGCCGCAACGTGGACGCGTACTCCTCCACCGCCCGCCGGTAGATAATTTCGGCTTCCAGCCGAGACTCCGCCACCGCGAGCCGGTCAACCAGCCCACGGTTCTTGTCTTTTTCCTCGAGAGCGCGACCTGACCGCCACGCCTTGAGCCCGTCCACGAGCTTGGGCACGATCACAGTCAGCCCACCGGCCCCCAGGATCGCGGTCAGCAGCTCCGGCGTCATGGTCCCCCCTTATCCGCCGAAGCTACTTAGTAGGGTCCAGATAGGCCCAGTCGATCCGCCGGTAACGTTTCGCGACGTCGAACACCAGACCCGCGAGGAGCAAGAGCATGAACATCCTGATGACGGACGGCACCGGGACCTCGAGCACGGACGGGACCAGCAGCACCCAGCCGAGCCCGACGAGCATGAGCGCGACCCGCTCGAGCCACCACGTCCCGCGCCAACACGACACGACGCCGACGAGCCCGCCGACCACCAGGACCGCCCCGACGCCGGCCGCCATGTAAGGCGGCAGGATGCCCCGGAACAGGTACGGGAACGCGCCGAGGATCACCAGCCCGCCGGCCGTCGCCGCCGTGAAGTGCGAGAGGACCTGAAGCCCGGTAATCATGGACGGTTCAGCGAGCCGCGCCGTAATCATCCGGCCCCACGGAAGCCCGCTCATGCCGGCGACCCGTCGATCACGAACCGCGAGAACGCCGCGTTCGCCGAGGTGTACTGCGAACCGTTGTAGACGATCGCCGTTGCGATCGCGACGGCCTTGGTGTGCGCCGGCACCCGCCACTTCCCACTGCCGGCAAGTACCTGCGGAATCGTGGAACCGATACGCAGCGCCAGCACGTCCTCCGGGATGCCCGCGCCCTGAATCTGCAGGCCAATGTCGCCGCTGCCGGAGTTGACGTTCGCGTAGACCGACATCGAGAACACGAAGTCCCGGGGGTACGGCCGCGCCGGAATATCAAAGCGGAAGATTTCCGTGTTCGTGGTGTGCGACCCACCCTTGGTTGGAGGTGCCGAGTACACCTCGCGCGGAATCTCGGGGCGAGGGATGCCGAAGAAGTCCGCGATGATGCCGGCCAGAATCCGGTGCCCGGCGTCGTTCAGGTGAATCTTGTCCGGCCCGATCAGGCTGTAGAAGTCCGGCTGAGGCACGCCCAGCCGCCGGAAGTGCGCGTCGACGTCCAGGAACACCACGCCCCGGTCCCGGTACTCCGCCGCCAGCTCAGCCATGGCCGCCCCGTAAGCGTCCCAAGGGTAAGCCGGTGCCGTCACGTCCCACCGGCCCTGCTGATGGATCAGGACGTTCACCGTGGACGGCGAGGAGTTGAACAGCTCCGTCAGCCGCGCCCGCAGGTTCTCCTTGTAGGCCGCCGGAGTGACCCCCATGGCCCAGTCGTTCGAGCCGACCATGTGCGAGACGACCGCCGGCTTCAAAAGCGCTATCTTGTCCTTGCGAACCTGCGTGATGTAGTCGCCCGAGTGCGTCCCGCCCACCGCGCCGTTGTAGAACCACGCCCCGGAACTCGGGGCCGCCGCGACGTCCTCAAGACGGCCGACCGGATTCTTGCCCATGAGCGCCGCCACTCGCTCGAACCAGGTCAGCCCCGGGCCGGAGACGTTGCCGCCGTTGGCCGTGGAGGAGCCCAGCGACACCCACACCGCAGGCTTGGTGGCCTGCCCGCGCAGCGCCGCCCCCCAGCCCTTGAGAGCCGAGAACGGGTCCCGCTTAGCCGCCTCCACCGCTTCCCCCACAGCCCCGAACATTTCCGAGGCAGGATCGCGGAGGAACACGGCCGCCGCGTGATCCGTCATGGGAGACGACGGCGGCAGGACCAGTTCGAGCTGTTGGTTCGGCGGCTCCCCAATGATCGCCGCCGCGGCCGTGCCCTCAGACACGCGCCCCATGGTGAGACGCGCCGGGATGCCGGCCAGATTGGTCAGGGGTACGAGCTTTGCCATTAGTCAGGCCCTTCCTAGTCGTTCACGATCGCGTACAGTTGCGCCGTGTTTTCGTCGTAAAGCAGGTCCCGCCCAGGGATCGCGCCCGGAGGGATCGCGGTCCCCTTTTGCCACCACACCGGCTTGATAAGCGCCCCCGGTTCCTCGAGGAGCGCGCCGACGTCGGAGGAGACGATCAGCGGATCCGTCTTGGTATGGTGGGACCCGACGCGGACGAAATACTCCGCGCCGCCCGCCATGAGCTCCGTGACCCGAATCTGCACGTCCAGCGGTTGCAGCTTGTACCCGTCCGAAACCGGCAACGGGAACACCGCCCACTCGCCCACCCGCTCGACGCCGGCCCCCTCGAGCTGCCCGTCCTCCCCGATAGTCAGGGTCACGCCGTCAGCGTCGGCAATGGCCGCGCCCTCGAACACTGCCCGCGACGTCGCCAGCTTGAAGTTGATGCCACGGCCCACCAGCGGCCGGCCTTGCATGTCTAGCCACCGCCCAGCGACGTAGCCCCACATGATTTCCGACATAAGCGCCGGCCTCCTTTTCCCTAGTAGCCCTGCGCGCCAAGCACGCGGTTCGTGAACACCGCAGAGGACGCCGCCGAGGCAGACGCGAGCACCCGGCTCCGCGCCTGCACCGTGTACGTCCCCGCGGCGAGTTTGTGAGTCTGCACGCTCGAAGCCTGCTGAGAGGCCCCGCCGCCGCCGCCGTCCGTGACCGCCACGCCCCGGTAGCGGCCAGGGCCGACGACCTCCTGCCCGCGCCCGTCGAGAATCGAGTAAGACAGCACGGCCGAGGCCCCGGGCCCCCTGACGTAGAGGTGAGCGCCGACCTCGACGTCGATCCGGCCGGTATACGTCGTCACCGTCACCGCCGGCCCGTTGGCCGCGTCCCACGCCGTGTCCTTGCCGGCCGCCGCGTCCACCGGTAGCGCCGCCTCGACGGCCGCCATACTGCCCCCGGCCGCCGTGTTCGAGAGCGGCACCCACTCCGCGCCCACGAGGACCTCGACGCCGTACCCGTTCGGCACGCTCGAGAGCTGCCCGATACGGACGCGGGCCGCGCCGGAGGTATCCCGCACGGTCAGCGTCCCGCCGGAGATGGACGAGTTGCCCAACTTGGGAGCCGTCTCGAGCGCCCGCAGCCGCCGGAAAATATCGGAGAGTTCGTCCCCGTTCAGGTTGTCAATGCGCGGCACTATGCCGCCCCCCTTTCCGGCTGGAATACCAGCGTCACCGACTCGCCAATGTCCCCGCTGAACTCGATCAGCCGGAGCGAGTGCCACCCGTCAGCGAGCCACGGATCGCCCAGGGAATGCACCCGGACCAGTCCGCCCAAATGGAGCTCCTCGACGGCCGGCACGCCGCCGGCCTCCACCGAGAGCGACCACTGCACCGTCGGTTGCCCATACGTCGCCAGGTCAGCGCGCGCGGAGTCGTCCAGAGTCGCCTGAATGTTCGTCGTCTTGTGCGAGTTGTCCCGCTCGAGCAGCGGGAACCCCGCCGGCATTGGGTTGGCCGTGGCGCGAGCCATGAGCATGTCAAGCTCCTCGCCCTCGCCGACCTCCCACCAGCGGTTGCCCATCTTGGCCGCGTCCTCCTTGACCTTGACCGAGGAGACGCCCGGTTGCTCCGCGTCGAGGTTCCAGTCCCACGGCCCGCCGCCCAACTCGGGGGCCGAGTCGGTGCCCGTCCGAAGGACCCACTCGAGCGTGTCCTGCTCAGACCAGCGAGGCTCGAAGTCCAGATCCGGACCGCCCTCGACGTTGGTCAGGTTGTCGAGGAGCTCCTCGACGACCGGCAGGTTGTAGCCGAAATACTCCCGCGCGTGGATGCCGGGAATATCGCCCGGCAACACGATCGGCAGGGCCGCATTCGGGCCCGCCATGCCGGCCTCCACCAGCCGTTTGGCAATGGTGCCCAGACTCAGGCCCGCCCACGAGAGCTTGGTCCGCGTGATCGGCCAGTCCAGACCGCCGCCGGCCAGAGCCTTGCGCGCCAGGAAGATCGAGCGCACGTCCGAGTGCGCCAGCGTGAGCGTGCCCGCTCCCCTGTCGTACTCCCGCGACCACAGCACGCCGGCATAGACCGGCCGCCCGGCCCGCTCGACCACCAGCGTGGTGGACACGAGCCGGGTCAGGTTCCGCAGGCCAATGTCCGCGTTGAGGTCCGCGACCAGCGCGTCCAGCAGGTTGACAACCGTCGAACCCTGGCCGCGCCCGTTCAGGACCCGGGCCCAGGAGTTGCCCTGCGCCTGTATCGGCGCGAGCTTGGCCCCCGTCATCGTTTCGCATAACCACAGAGTCCACATCAGATATAGGTGTCCTTCACTCGAATGTCCGCCGCCCCGGTCCCCCGCGCCCCGAACCGCTCGAGCCGCACCGGAACCTCAGCCCCGGCCGGCACGGTCCAGACGCCGGCCTCCGTTACTTTCCCCATCACGAACCGGCCATCGACCCGGAGAAGCCCGTGGCCGAAGTCGAGCTCGTGGACCTGCCCCGGCCGCAGCGGCTCCGTCACCGTGAACCGCGCCCCGCCGGGACCGTGAACCCGGTAGCCGGCCGGGAAGTCCCCGCGAAGCACCAACTCGGGGGTCCCCTCAGCGTTGCCGGCGTGCCAGAGCAAGACACCGTCCTGCGCCTGCACCGGCGACTCATCCACGACCACCCGGAACCGGCGAGCCGGCCCGAACTTGCGCGGATCAGCGGCCCAGAGCTGCAGGGACCACTCAGCATCGACCGGACCGCGCCGACGCCACACCGGCTTGGCCGAGAGACGGACCGAGGCGGACAGCTTGCCCTCCTCAGCCGTCTCGACCTCGAGCAGACCCGCGCCGCCGTCCGATAGGCACCCGACGACGGCCGCCCGCAGCTCAGCCAGCCGCCGCGGCGTGGCCGCCCAGGCCCGGCCGTGGACGACGACGTTCCGCGCGTCCCGGTAGCCCGGAGTGTCGAACGCGCCGTGCGCTTGCGGGACCTGCACCGCGTCCCGGCGCATATCCACGCCGTCGTCCCATCCCTCGAGCCCGTCAGGCTCGAGGAACAGCTCGCGGCCCGCCTCGCGCGGCCGGTGGAGCCGAAGCCCCGCCAGCCGCACCGAGAGCAGGCCCTCGTCTGGCCCATAGATCACCGGGACCTCCTAATCCGTGTATTCAGCGAGTCAGCCGCAACGCGCCCGATGGTTTGCTCCGACATACCCGGCTGGGGGTAGACCGCGACCAGCGGGCCGCCCGCGCCGGACAACTCGGGGCCGGGGCCGGTCAGCCCGGCCGCAATGTCCAGCGAGGACGATGCCGGCGCGATCGCCGCCGTCACCTCGCCGGCCACGTCCGCCAGGGTCCGCCGCAGACGCGGAAGCCCGCCCTCGAGGCCGGACCCGAGACCCTGCATGATCCAGCCGCCGGCAGGAACAAGCAGAGCGAGGTCGTAAGCCTTGGGGCCCTTGTGGTCAGCGATCCACTTGCCGATGCCGCCGACGAAATCCTGCACGCCCTTGAAGGCGTCCTTCAGGCCGCGCAGGAAGCCGGCCATGATCTGCCCGCCAGCGTTGAGCAGGAGCGAGCCGAGGTTCCCCAGCGCGCCGAGAATCCGGCCCGGCAGGCCGCCGACCCAGCCCACGAGGTCCAGGAACCGGCCGACCGCCGCGTCCTTGGCCCCGGAGACATAGCCGCCGATAACCCCGGCGAGCTGCCCTAGGTAGGCAAGCCCGGCCATGAAACGGCCCGGGATGCCCATCACGAACGACACCAGCCCGTTCCAGACCGAGGTGGCCAGCGAGACAATGCCCTTCCAGACCCCGGCGAGCCACGAGGACACCGCACCCCACGCCGCAGCGGTGGCCTTGGACACCTTGTCCCAGTTCGCCACGATCAGCGCCACGAGGCCGACGACGGCCGCGATAACCCAGCCGACCGGGCCGAGCGCGATGAACCACGCCGCCGCCATGCGCGCGGCTTGAAGCATGGCCTGCGCGCCCATGAGCACCCAGCCGCCGACGACGCGCGCTACCTGCACGACAAAAGAGGCCGCACCGGACGCCGCCGAGGCCACCACGGTCCCAACCCACACGGCCGCCGTAACAGCCCCGGAGATAACCGCCTGTGCCCCCATGAGGATCCAGCCGCCGACCACCCGCGCGACCTGCACGACGAAAGCCGCCGCGCCCTTGATAGCCTCCGCCGCGTACAGCGCCCAGATAGCCACCGTCTGCGCCCCGGACGCGATCGCCGCCGCGCCCATGGCGATCCACCGGCCCACGACGACGAACGACGTCACAACGTAGGTGGCCGCAGCTCGCGCCCCGGCCGTGCTCGACAGAATCCACGCCGCCACCGACTTGGCCGCCGACACCGTGGACTCCACGCCCAGCCGGACCAACGCGGGCAGCATCACCGCCGTGATAACCCCCGCCGCGAACTGCACCTCGTTTTGGTGGTCCCTCAGCCAGTTCACCGAGTCGCGCACGAAAACGCCCGCGTTCCACACCGCCTCGCCGAGCCGGTCCATGGCCGGGCCGGCACCGTCCTGAATGGCCGTGCCGACGTCCTTGAGCTGGCCGCCGAGCCCGGAGAGGTCCGGCATGATCGGCTTGAGGAACTCGTTGTAGAACTTTTTCCCGGACTCGAGGAGCTTCCCGAACCACTGAATCAGCGCGTCCAGGGCAGGGCCGGCCCACGCCGTCGCCGCGTCCGCGAACTTGGTCACGCCGCCGACCAGCTCGTTGAACTTAGGCAGGAGCGGGACAATGACCTTCTCGCCCAGACGCGCGAACGCCGCGCCCATGTTCTTGAGCGCGCCGCGCGTGGTTTCGCCGGACTTGAGCGCGGCCCCGCCCATGCCCTTTTCCATGGCGTTCTGGAACGTCGCGAAATCGATCTTGCCCTTGGACGCGAGCTTGGTGACCTCCGAGGCCGAAACGCCCATTTCCTTTGCGAGGAGCTGGACAATCGGAATGCCACGGTCCCCGAGCTGCGCCAGGACGTCGCCCTGCACCTTGTTCGAGGTGGCCACCTTGTTGAAGATGGAGCCCATTTCGCCCATGGAGGACCCGGCGATCGTCGCCGCGTCACCGGTAAGCTTCAGGGTCCGCTCGAGCTCCGCGCCCGGCTTGACACCGGCCGCGACCGCGCCGGCCGCCGTCGACGCCGCCTCCGCGAGGCCGAACGCCGTGCCCTTGACGGACGCGGACGCGTTCTTCATAATCGCCGCGACAGCATCCCCGGAGTGACCGAGGCCGGTGAGTTTCGCCTTCGCGTCCTCAATGTTCAGCGCGCGGCTGATGCCGCCCTTGATCGTCAGGCCCACCGCGATCGCGGACCCCACGGCCGTAGCTTTCGCCGCTATGCCGGCAAACGCCGCCCCGAACTTGGAGGCCGACTTCTTGCCCGCCGAGTCGCCCGCCGCCTCAGCTTGCGGGACCAGCTCTTGAGTGATCCGCGCCTGCGAACCTTTCATCGACGGAATAAGCGTCAAATAAGCGTTCGCGAGCTCGACAGCGTTGGCCGCCACGGCTTACCCCCCTTGGTTGTTCCACCAGTCGTCGAAGTCCGCGACCGGAATAGGTTTGGACCCGTACCGCGTGCCCTCGCTCTTGGAGCCCGGCCGCGGAATCGGTTTAGGTTTCGGGGCCGACTTCTTGCCCGCCCGCTGCCAGTTCGCCCCGGCCAGCAGGTCCACGACCGTCGCCAGCAGCCACGGCACGACCGCCCCGGACGTCCACGCGTCCATTTCCGGGTCCAGTGCCCGCGCCAGGGCCGACCCGGGCCCGGCCTGCCGGACTACGACCTGCAAGTCCCGCCACGACAAAGCCGGCGTCCCGAGGTCCCCGAGACGCCGGCCCATGACCAGCAAGTCGTATTCGATAGCCTCCGCTTGCTCCTCGTTCTCGAGGAGGAGGCAGAGGCTCGCTATTCCCCCACAGAGATACCGGACGCCTCCTGCCAGGCCACCAGCAGGGCCGAGAGCTGCTCCTCGTCCAGCGCGTCAGTGACGCCCGGACTGTACCGCTCGAGGAGGTCCAGCTGGACCTGCCCCATAGCCTCGAGCTCGTCGTCGGACGGCTTGCGGCCGGCCTCCTCCGCCGCCTGCAGAGGTTTCGCCGCCTGCGCCATCCGGTTCCGGATGCCCAGCGGCAGGAACTCCATCTTGGGGAGGGTCCGGCCCTTGCGCTCGCCCGGAATCTTGAACTCGAACTGGTTCTGCTTGATGGACGCCTTGGACGCCGGTACTTCAAAAGTCATTGCGGGAGCCTTTCAAAACATGGACTCGGGGGCCGGATCGTTGAGGGGTAGAGCGGTGGGACGGACCGGGCCCCCGCAGGTCAGCCCGTCCCACCAGTTGAGCGCGGAGCCGCTAGGCCCCGCGAGTGTATGCAAACGCCGCGGAGTCGCCCGTGGCGTTCGTGACCTTGACCGGCGCGGAGCCGGCGGCACCGGCCGGGACCGTGGCGACGATCGTCTCGTCGTCGATCACGGTGAACGCCGAAGCTGCCACCGCGCCGAACTTGACGGCCGTGGCACCGGTAAAGCGCGTGCCGGTAATCGTCACCAGCGAGCCGGCCGCGGCGTCCTTTGGAGTGGCCGACTTGATCACCGGAATGCCGGCAACCAGGACCTGCCCGTCGTCGAGGTAGACGTAGACGTTCACGCCGTCCTTATCCGGGTAAGTCGTCAGCGTCACCGGCCACAGGATCGCGCCGGACTTGACGAACGACACCTCGCCCGTTTCCGTGACCTGCCCGTCCGGGACCACGATGAGGACGCGCGCGTCCCCGTCCTTGATCTTGTACAGGTAGGACTTGCGCGGCATCTCAGTGCCGGCGAGCTTGGCCGCGATCCGCTTGCCCTCGCTCGCCGTGGCGGCCTGAACCGTCACGTTGTCGTCGCCGAAGTAGTTCTTCAGGCTCGCCTCGTTGGTTTCGAGGTGAGCCCAGGCCAGCGTGGTCCCGAACTCCGTGAGAATCTGCCGGACGATCGCGCCCGACCAATCCTTGATGGCCTCCGTGGACCGCTCCGGCGTCAGAGTCAGCCCGTCCTCGCCGATGTAGCCGGAGTCCTTGAACTCGGGGCCGATCGTGTCCTCCAGCGACGTCGGCAGGACCGCGCCTCGAGGAGCCGAGAGAATCGGGCCGGTGGTCAGTTGATCCGGAGCACCGGTCAGGACGTTGGTAGCGTCTACGCTCATTTTGTTGTGCCCCTTTCAGGCATGTTTTGGACAGAATCAAACGCGGACAACGTGCCCCCGCAGCGATACCCCGTAAGTCGCGGAGTACCTCGCCCGGCCCGTTGTCGGGTCCGGATCGTTGTATGGCACCGAGAACACCTGCACCCGCGTGCAAGCCGTCCCGGCCATGAACCCCAGCCGCTCAGCGGCGACCATGAGAGCCGCGCACCGCCGCGCAATCTCCCCGGCCCGTACCTCCGCCCCCGGAGTCGCCGCCCACGCCGTCAGCGTGATCTGCGCGTCCGTGACCAGCACGTCCCGAGGAGCGCCGCCGGTCCCCCGGACCACCACGGCCTCCGCCGGCGGCTCGAAGTCCGGATCCTCAGCGGCCAGCGACCCGGACACCTCGACGGCCTCGAAGCCCGGCTGATCCGCGAGGAGCGCGGCCAGGTATTGCACCGCGAGAGTCTCGCCGTCCGGCGGCTCGACGACCTCAACCACGGCCGGCCCCGATCGCCCGCGTCAGCGCCTTGTCTTTGGCCTCCGCCTTGCGCGCGCCCCGCGTGTTCGCCGCGACCATCACGCGCGCACGGTCAGACGGCGAGAACTTGACGTTGAACCCGTCCCCGGCGGCCACCGCGATCCGGTAGCCCCGCCGCAGCAGGTCCGCCTTGACCTCCGGCGAGTTGAGCGCCGCCCGGAACCCCGGCGACAGGAATTCGATTTTCGTGATCTTGGACGTTTTCCCCATGCCGTCACTTCCAATCAATCAGCGTGAACAGGACGTGCGAGAGGGCCCCCGTTGGCGACTTGAACCGCATCGGCTCGCCGTTGACCTGATACAGGACCCCGTCCTCGAGCTCGATAGCGTCGGTGGCCACGACGTCCACCCCCGGAGGAGCGAACACCGTCCACCGGATCGACACCGAGTCGCGCCCGCCGAACCGGTCCCCGGTCCCGCCCATGACCTCGAGGGAGGCCCCAGGCTCGACGTGACAGCCAGGGAGCGGCACACGCGGCACCGCCGGCCCGTAGTCCGGGACCTTGTTGTTCCGCGCGTCCCGGGACCAGGTAGGCCGGACCCGGAGCACGGTGGAGTCAGCGAAAGACGGCAACACGGCCGGCCCCCTAAATCTTGAAAGCGGACAGGACCGCGAGGTCCCGCTCGAGGAGCGTCAGGCCGCCGGAGACGCCCGGAGCCGTGGTGGCCCAACTGATGGACACCTGCCCGGCCTGCTCGCGCGTGGCCCCCATGGGAGACGCCAGAGCGTTGGCCGTGACCTGCTTGATGATCTGCGCGACGTCGGCGACGTCCGCGACGTCGTAACCGTGCCGGACCCGGACCGAGACGGACCCCAGCCGCGAGGACCAGGCCCCCGACCGCAGCTCGAGCATGCCCGCCTTGCTTGCGTCCACCGCCCCGGCGTCCACAGCCTCGCCGCCGTTATCCACAGTCAGGACCTTGAGCAAACGGCCGGTCGGCAGGATCAGCAGACGCCCGCCCGGACCGTCGCCGTCGAGCGTCTCCTCAAGCACCGGAGCGATATGCCAACCGCAGTACCGCCGGACGCCGGCCGAGGCCCCGCGCAGGAGCGGCTCGACTCGGGGGTCGCTCGCCGCGATCTTGCCATTGGTCCACGCCGCGAACTCCTCCGGCGTGACCAGCGGAGGGAGGCGGAACGCGCCGTCCTCCGGTTCAACAATGGTGGTCGTCACCGTCCCGCCCCCTTTCGTTGGTTACTTGTCGGCCGGCTTATCGGCCGTCTTGTCGCCGGCCGGAGCCGCCGCCTTGTTGGCCGGAGCCGCCGCAGCCTTGCCGGCGGCCGGTGCCTTGCCCGGCTTGAAGATGTCCTTCTCGCCCAGGCCGCGAGCTCGCGCGTCCTTTTCGTTGAGCTGCAGGACCGTCTTGTGTCCGTTGACCGTTGCGTTGTACTTGGTGAGAGCCACGATGGCCCCCCTTTCGTGGAGTCGTGGAGGAACTCGGGGCCCCACCTAAAGCGGCAGGGCCCCAAGCTCCGGCAGGGATGGACTAGCGGGTCGCGACAGTCGCGAAAGCGGCCGGACGGGTGACGCCGAACGCCACGCGCTCCTCCGCCAGCACGGCGACCATGTTGCGGATGAAGAAATCCGCGTGCGAGTCGGTCATGGTGACGGTGGTCTGCTCGCGGTCCCACAGGACAGCCTTGGAGAAGTCGCCGAGGAGGCCCTCGCCGGCGGCGACGCCCTCAGATTCGACGACGGGAACGCCCCACAGGGTCCGCGGACCCATGGCGAACGGACCAGCGCCCAGGAACTTGCCGGTGGCACCGTTCTCGCGGGCGAGGTCGATCTTCTCGACGTCCTCCGGGTGGAACGCGAACGCAGACGGCACGACGCGGCCCACGGTCCGAACCTTGGTGATCGCACGGCGAGCCGTGACGAACAGGTCGGTGTCGAACGCCTGGGACTGAATGCCCGAAGTGTTCAGGATGCCGGGCAGGTTCTCGCCCTCGCCGTCACCGGTCAGGATCTGGACTTCCTCAGTTTCGGCGATGTCCTTGCGGAGCTCGTCGTTGATGAGGCCCTGAAGCTGGCCGGCGTCCGCGAGTGCCCGCTTGGTGGCCGGCACCCATTCGGCGATGGTCTTGACCGTGGCCGTCTTGCGCTCGAAAGCCCACGAGCCCTCCGGCTTGTAACCGCCGGTGACCTTGGTGGCCGTGCCGTTGGTGCCGTCGCCCAGGGGCCCGGTGGAAGTTGCTTCCGGGACCGGAGCCGCGGCGTTGGTGTGCGCCGTCTGCACGACGTACTCCACGGTGTCGGAGCCGGTGGTGCGCTTGCTGATCAGATCGCGGATCGTCAGCGGACGGCGGCCCAGCATTTCCAGAATGCCGGTCTGCTCCGGAGTGACGAACACGCCGGCAGAGCTCGAGTCGCCGCCCGTAAACAGGCCCTTGACGGCAATCGGGTCAGTCTGGAACCGGGAACGCTCCGGCACCGCGCCGCCCTTGTAGGGAGCCATGGCCGCCTTGAACTCCGCAGAGTTGACGATCTCGAGGCCCAGGTTCTTGACCCGGGCGAGGCCGGCAGCCGCCGACTTCTGGCCCTCGAGGTCAGCCGAAGCGGTCCCGCCAATCTCGTCGGCGAGTGCCTTGGCCTCCGCCAGAATGGCCTCGTCCTGCTTGGCCGTCTTGATCTGCTCAAGCAGATCGCGGCCCTTGAGCATGTCGGCCTTGTAGTCCGCCTGCTCCTGCTCAGTCAGGTCCCGGCCCTCGCGGTCCGCCTTTTCAGCGATCGCACGCGCACGGCCGGCCGCGGCAACGGCGGCTTCCTGCAGGCTCTTGAGTTTGGTGCTCATGTTGCTTGCCTCCTTTAGGCATGAAAAAACCGCCCGGCAGGTGCCCGGCGGCTTGTGTGTTTTGCTTGCTAGACGCTCGCGGCCAGTTCGGCCTCGAACGCCTCCCATGCCAAGGTCCGTGCGGACGGACTCGGGGCCGGTTCCTCCGACTTGACGGCCGCGCCGCCCTCGTCGTTGACCGGGCCCTTACCGCTGGCCTTTTCTTGGTCATTCGCTACCTCAGCCGCGGCGAGCACGGCCCCGATAGCCTCATGCGCAGAGCGCAGAGAATCTAGATGCTTGGACGCGAGGACGCGCCCCTCTTTCGCGCCGCCGGCCAGGACGTCGGCCGCAGCCTTGACGGCGAGAATCTCCGTCTCCTGGTTGGCACCGATAGGCACCACCGACACCTCGTAGACCTTGAGCCGCTTGAGCTCGAGGACCTCCATGCCGTCCAGCTCGCCCCAAGACGCGTCGAGCACGTCGTAGGCGAAAGACATTTGGGAGATACGCCGGCCCTTGAGGAGCCGGTACGTCGCGAGGCCCTTGGGAGTCTCGAGGTCCAGCTGAGCGACGACGCGGAGGCCCTTTTCGTCCTCGACGGCGGAGACGACGTGCCCGATGTTGTACTCCGGGTCGCTCATGTTGTGGCCGAACAGGACCGGCAACAGGTTGCCGGAGTCCGCCCACTCCTTGAGCGACTCAGTGAACGCCCCGGGCTGCACGACGTCGCCGTAGCTGTCCACGTTCCCGAAGACCGAGGCGTAAGCCTCGAACTGACCCTCGGCGAGCCCGTCAGCCGGCCCCGCCTTGAGCTGCACCGCAGCGTTTCGCGTTTTCAGAGCCACGACGGCCCCCTTTCAGGTTGTTGTTTCACTCGACGGACACGACGACCGTGCATTGACAGCCGGCCACCTCGTCCGGGCCCTTGACCGGATCGCCCGGCCAGTGCAGACCGTTCGAGAACTTCTCCCCGACCGGAACCGTCTCCCCGGACATACGCGCATGCGAGGCCCGCGGACTCTTGGACGTCGTGCGCCAGGTCTTGACCGCACGATCGCCCGCGACCTGCTTCCCGGCCTCCGTCAGCGCGAAAGCACCGACAGCCGCCGCGACCGCATACCCCGCCGCGCCGGACCGCTGCCCGATCGCGTTCTCGAAAACGGACTCGGGGCCCGGACCGTCGCCGGACTCGTCCGCGAGGACCTCCTCGAGCTGGGACCGCGTGGCCTCGTTCACCCACTCAGCCCGGGACGACGCCACCGCCTTGAGGAACTCGATAGTCCGGTCGACGTCGTAAGCCGTCGCGTCGAACCCGAGCGCCTCCGCCTGCTTGACCCCCAGCTCCGAGGACACCGACCGAGCCAGCGCGAACAGGTCCGCCGCGAGCTCCTCGTTCCACCGTTTCGAGTCCCACCACTCGCCGCCGGCACCGATCGCCGACAGCACCGCCGCCTTTTGCCGCGTGAAGTAGTTCTCGAACAGCGACACCGCCGCCGCCTTTTGCGTGTCCGTCAGCTCCGGAGCCTTGACCGCCGGAGCCGCCAGCGCCTTGAGCTGCCGGCCAGGGCCGGCCGCGGCACCAGCCGCCGGAGGAGCCGAATCTTGCGGAGACGCCTGCCCGCCCTCGATCACGTTCAGCGGCACAATCAGCTCGTCGCCGCCCTCGATCGCCGGCAGGTTCCGCATAGCCCGCGCCTCGTTCCGCGTCATCCACGGTCCGCCCGTCGCCGCTTGCAGTTGCGCCGCCTGCTCCTCGAAGCTGCCCCGCATCTTCTCCTCGAGGTTGAACTCGAGATACAGCCCGGCCGTGTCGCCGAACTCCGGGAGGAGCTGCAACATAAGCTCCTGCGCGATCATCGACAGCCAGGGCCCCAGAGTGTCCTGGTAAAGGTGCTTGTGCTGCTCCTTGATGTTCGAGAACGTCGCGGAGTCCATCACCCCGACCATGGTGGGAGGGATGAAGTACGCCGCCGCGACCTCCTCGCGCGCCAGCTTGCGGACCTCGACGTATTGCAGGTCCTTGGCCGTCTGCGAAGCCGGGACGAATTTCATCCCGTCCTCGAGAATCGGCGTGCCGCCGGCCTCCGGACCGCCGCCGGAGTATTGCGCCCGCCACGACGCCCGGAACCGCTCGCGCGCCTCTTTCGACCACGCCGCCTGCCCGGCAACCGGGGCCGGCCGCTCGAGATAGCCCGACGTCCGGGCCCCGTTGCGGAGCGTCTGCTCACGCATACGCCCGGCCTCGTACTCCTCCGCCAGGACCCGCCGGAGCGACTCGAGCGGAGACGTCCCGGCACTATCGCCCTCCGGCGAGTACCCGCGGAAGTTCACAATCTGATCCGCCGGAATCTTCTTGACCCCGGTGGAGCCGTGGAGCTCGAAGAACTCGGGGCCGAACCACGTCCCGCCCTTTGGCACCACGGACGCCGGAGGCAGCCGGACCAGCCAGAAACCGCCGGCGACACTCTTGAGCTTGAGCCAGTAGGCCCGGTCGTAGATCGCGAGGTCCCGGACCGTGCCGTCCATGAGCCGGTAGAACGTCGACCCGATATTCGGCCGGCCGAGGAGCTTGGCCAACGGATGATCCGTGACCCGCTCCCGGTCATTGTCGCCCTTGCGCCGGAACAGGTGGAGGCCCAGGGACGCGATATTCCGGCCCAGGAAGTCCACAACGGTCCGCACCGAGCCGTGCCCGCGCCAGATCGCCGCGTAGTCCGGCGAGTAGTCGTCCGCGAGCGTCAGGGCCCCGCGTACCCCGCCTATGCCCGAAGTGCTCAGGGTCCGGAGCGCCCCGTCCGAAATGACAAACGCCATGGTCTAGCGCCCCCTCTCAGAGTGCTTGGATGAAGTCAACGTCGACGGCCTCCACGACGGCCTCGCCGTCGATCGCCGCCGGCTCGCTGCCCTCCTCGAGGAGGACCGCGTTCCGCAGGAAAAGCAGGGGCCCGTCACGCCGGACCAGCACCCCGTCAATGGCCCGGCCGCTCTTGAGGTTCACAATGACCCGCCGCGCGACGACGACGGCCCACGGATCCGGACTCGGGGCTGGAGCCGGGGCCGGCCGGAACGTCCGGACGCCCAGATACGCGAACCCCAGCAGCGCGAGGAACCCGCAGACGGCCCCGACGACTTGCACAACCTCGACCACGGCCGAACCTCCGAAATAGCTAGACGATGAACAGCTCCTCGTCCTCATAGGCCGAGGGAGCGACAAAGACGACAGGCCGCAGGACGTCCCACGCCGCGCCGGATACAGCCATGAGCGGGGCCGCGCCGAACGGCGAGCCCTGCCGGTTCCACGCCCAAGCGTCACCGAGCGGCTTGGTCACCGCCGTGCCGGCGCACAGGTCAAGGACAGGCTGGGGCAGGTGCCAGATACGGACCGGCCGGTCCTCCTCCGTCTCCCCCTCCGCCGGGTCCGGGGCCCACAGGTGAGCTTTCACGCCGTCGAAGAACTTGCCGCAGGCCACGCCCAGGTCAGCGCCGCCCCACTCAACGACCTCGAGGAACGGAACCTCCTGCAGGTCCTCGAGGAGAGCCGCGACCGGAGCGCCGCGCACCTGGAGCACGACCCGCATAGGGTTGTCCTCGCTCGCGCGCTCCTTGAACCAGTCCACGACCCAGCCGAGCCCGTACCGCGAGGCCACGACCTCGACGTGCACGCCCTCGTCGGCCCGCCGGCCGGCCACCGCGATAAAGGACCGGGAGCGATCGTGCTCCGTGTCCACGCAGTAAGTCACCGGCGAGTCCGCCGGAATGGCCGAAGCTTGGTCGACGCCGGCCTCCCACGACCCGGACGGGAAAGGCCCCTCCGTCGTGCCGTCGTTCCACTGGCACAGGACCTCAGTCCGGAAAATCCACTCGGGGTCCGTTTTGCGTGCCGAGCGAATGGCCCGCTCCGTGATCGTGTAGCCAAGCGACGGATTCGCCGCCGCCCAGCCGTCCAGATCATCCATGGAGCACCCCGGAGGGGCCGACCACTCGAAGATGCCGAGCGAGTCGTCCTCCATCTCGTCCATGCCCTCGACGTCCTCCGGCAGTTGCTCGAGGAGCTGCACGACGTCGGCCCCGACTTCCGCGTTGATCCCGTCCGGGTCCCCGATGGAAGCGTGCGCCATTTTCCGCAGGTAGCGGAGGACGATGCTCGAAGCATCCCCGGCGTTGGAAAGCGCCAAGATGATGGCCATGGCCCGCGCCATGGTGGTTTTCGTGATCGCGCCCCAAGCGTCCCAGCTTTGGTGCTCGCGCAACTCGTCAAGCAGGATCAGGTCCCCGGACAGGCCACGGCCGCCGCGACGGCTCGCCGTCTGCACCTTGTACCGCTCGCCCGACTCGAGGTCCAGCGACTTCTTGCCGTTGGTCTGGTTGACCTTCTTGATTTCCTCCGCGAGCTCCTCGACCTCTTGCGCGATTTCCACCGCGCCGGCCCAGACCTCCTCCGCAATATCCAAGTTCTGCGCCGTGCCGATCACCAGCCGCGCGCCCCGGATATACATGAAGAACAGCGCCATGACTTGCGCCAGAGTGGACTTGCCGTTCTGCCGAGCGACCAGCAGGACCACCGTCCGGAACCGGAACGACCCGTCCGCCAGCAGCTCGAGCGCGTGAATCAGGAACCACTTCTGCCAGGGCAGGAGCTCCATGCCCAGCACGTCGGCCGCGAAGTCGATACACGCGAAGCCGGCCGAGGTCCGCGGCGTCAGCTTCCGCAGCGGCGGAGTGTAGATGCGCGGGACCTCGTGGCCCATGAGCTTAGCCGGTGCGCTTGCCCGTTTTCCCGCCCTGGATCGCCCGGAGCTCCGCGAGTCTGCCACCCTTTTTCTCCTTGATTTCGCCGAGTCGCGAACGGCCCGCCGGAGTCAGGCCGAGTTGATCGCAAGCCTTGAAGTAGAGCGCGGCCGTGACGTTATCGAACCGGCCGTCAATGTTCGGATAGTCCGGATCGTCCAGACGCTCCGCGAGCTGCAACAGGGCCGAGCACGCGCCCTCGTCCATGTCGGTCAGGACGCCCGCCCGTTTGGCCGCTTGAATGGCCTCGTTCGTCGTCTCCCAAACGTCCATGGTCAGTACCCCACCAGCGGCCCGCCGCTGACGTTCAGGCACGGCAGGACGCCGGCCACCTTGTCCGGGGCCGAGCACACCGGGACGTAGACGCGATCGAACGACGCGCCCCGGGACCCGCGCGAGTTGAGCGACCGGAACTCGATGGACCCGCCCGAACGATCGAACGCGATGGAGTGCGACCCGTTCACCCGGCGGAACCGCGCCACGACGTCGGCCATAATCCCCAGCGCCTCGAACTCCGGCAGGAGGCCCTGCGCCGCCGGCAACGTCTCCGCGAAGATCGCCACCCGCTCGCCGTAAGCCGCAGCGGCCCGGACCGCCGTCAGCTTGTGCTCGTCATGCATGCCCGTTTCCTAACCGTCAATAGTGTTTTGATGCCGAACTCCTCGCGCACGCGCACGCGCGCGACCCCCCGCCGAAGTACCGGGGGGAGATGTCCAC